AGCTGCAAAGCCGTCGCCGCCTGTCATGTTCTCCACGATGAAGTTGTACTTCTTCTGCAGGCCGTTGGCCACCTGAGCATACTTGCGGGCGATCAGGTCAGCCGTGCCGCCAACACCGTAGCCGCAGATGATCTTGACGGTCTCGCCGCCGTTGCTGGGCTCCTCGGAAGCAGCAGTAGAACCAGCCGGGATCAGAAGACCATTCATCCAATTAAGACCGTTCTTGAGTGCGTCATAAATACCAGTAACATACGCCGGAACACCAGCGATAACCCCGCCCACACCGGCTCCAAGGGCGGCTCCCGTTGCACCTGCGCTGAGTCCACCGAGATTACTACCAGCCGTTAATACCGCATTTGCGATATTGCTTCCCTTAAAAGCAGTGGTGATCCACGTTGCCAAACCAGTACCGAAGATTGCTGCACCGCCTGTTGTCAGAAGACCGCCGCTTACGATCTGTCCGAGGTTCATTTCGTTCAACTCATACTGAATTGCATCGGCTATGCCGAATCCCTCTAATGTCATGCCCCCAAGTGTGATACTGAGACCGATCGCCATAGTGAGGGGTGCTCCAAGTCCAGCCTTTTTCAAGTTCTGGATACGCTCCAGAGTGCTTAACACACCATTCGCAATTTTCCAAGTGGCAAGTGCTGTACCAATGGCAATCACCGTCGTGAGAATACGTCCGAATCTGGTATGCAATAAATCACTGAGAGAATTTATCTCTTCGTTGAGACCCAGCCACTCTTTCATTTTGTCAATGATCGCGTCGATTTTACTCTGAACAGCGTCACCGATGAAATCGTAAGAAGGTAAATCTATACCGAGATCATTTCCCCCATATGCCCCGCTAGAGCTGGAAGAACTGGTTTCAGTTAAGATATTCAACTCGTCAAATCCAGAAATGGTTTTCTGGAATTTCTTTGCTTTATCGGTAGCATCACTCAGTGCATCTGATACCGCTCCCGTGGAACTTGCCGTCTTATCCAAAGAAGAATAATCAACTTCCGGGAGTTTGAATCCGACCATAGAAGCGATCGCATCTGCAATCATTCTCACGCATTTTACAAATGCTATTGCATACGGTAAAACAGCGTTCAATGCCGGAATGAAAATGTTACCCAATGCTCGTGAGCACTGCTCAACCTGTGCTTTTAATACTCTAAGCTGATTTGCCGGGGCATTTAAGGTACGTGCCATATCACCTTGAGCATCTGTAACCTGTGTGAGCATTTCATAATAGCGGAGCTGAGATTTCTCAGCCTGTGTCATGTTGGACACACTCTTCTGAATACCAAGGTTATATGCATCCTGCTGCAATCTCGCTACAGACAGGTCATAACCAAGTCTACGAAGCGGCTCAAGCTCACCAGAGATACCGGACTGCACCTTCGACATAGCATCGTCCACACTGATGTTAAAGAAAGAGGACAGGTCATAACCAAGCTGTGTCAAGTTTTTCGACATCAGATAGGCTTTATCACTTGCCACTCCAAATCCCTCAGTGATCGCCATGAAAGTACCTTCGTTACGAAGGAAATCACCCGGGTCAATACCAAGTAATTCACTGACGCTCTCTGCATAATTATGTGCTTCTTCCGAAAAATCCCCCAATGTAGCATTGAATAAGTTCAAGTCCTCCACATAAGAGTTGGAGCTATTGATCCATTTTGCAACCACATTGACAGCAGATTTCAAACCGGTAATCACCATTTTCAGCTTCGCATACAGATTGACATAACCATTTGCCAATCCATTTGTTGCCCGTGTCGCTGAGTTCGTGGCATTGGTCACTTGGTTACTCACCTTCAAAAGATTTTGCAAACTGTTCGGTAAATTATTAAACGATGTTCCGATGTTATTAAGCTGATCCGCAAGGGGTTTCAAAATGGTGCTCAATTTATTCACATGATTTTCCAACCCTGTCCAATCGAGACTATTCAATTCATTGATGACAGTAGGTAACTTATTCAATGCAGATATTGTGGAATTAAACCCTTTTGCATTGTAGTTACTTAATTGAGAAAGTGCCGAACAAAGGTTACTGACTATATGATTCTCTAAACCAGCCCAATCGACAGTATTCAGATTATTTATAACTGTAGGGAATTTATTCAATGCAGTTACTACCGAATTGAATCCTCGTGTGCTATAATTATTTAATTGAGAAAGCGCCGAATGAAGATTGCCAATCGAACTATAATCAGATGGTAAATTTCTCACCGCGTCTCCAATTTTTGTAAGCTGACTGGCAATATTGGAGGAAATTCTTACATCCTTCACACTCTGTAAATTTCGCAAACTTGCTGTCAGATCCCGGATCTTATCTGTTTCAGATGTATTCCATCCTTCCAAGGCTTTTTTGATCTTATCTAACTGATTTGCAACAGTGGTAAGACCAGCTCCACCTTTTGTTGCATCCTTCAAACGAGTCAACGTCTGGGTGAGAGCTTCTATTCCACTTTCTGCGGAACTGGAATCAGATTGTATCTGTAACTCAAGACTTTCAATAGTCATATCCATTCCTGCTCTCCCCCTTCGTTAAAACTTTTTGTTGTTACGCATCATAAAGGCTTCCATGTAGGCAATTCCTTTTTGCGAATTTGCCTTTTCCTTATGAGCCGTTTGCTCTTTCACTTCGACTTCATCAATCGGATAGGCTTCTTCCACATACGGTCTCGGTTTTGTGCCCTTCTTCGCAAATGCGTTCAATACAGGTGAAGCTCTCAAAATAGCATCGTACACATATAAGCCCTGTAGCCATGCCTGCTGATTGATGCTTTTACGTTTCAGAGCATCAGCTTTCCTGTAATACTTAGTCAGTGCACAATCCCCGTCCCAGTATTGTGTTTCCGTCATTCCTATGGATAAGTAATAGGGGAACTGTTCCCAAAACATTTCCCCATACTCAACATTTGAATTTTCAGACGGCGGTGTTACCAGCTCGCCGTCCAGTCCACGTTTCCCTCGTTCTCCTCCGGCTCGTCAATCAGAGTCATAATCGGATCATTGTACATTTCTGCCAGTTTTCCGATGAGCTCCTGCTTGTTCGTCATGTGATTGAAGATTTCATCTACGAGATCTTTTTTCACGTAACGGTGATGTGCAAGGAAAGCACCTGCAAACATGGTGGGAAGAGAAGTCATAGGTTTGTCACTTACGTTGCCAGCCACGAAACCGTTCTTCTCCATTTCTGCTACCGTTCTACGAGTGTACTCAAGGGTATACTCCTTATCCTTATAAGTAAATTTCAGTGTTTTTGCCATTGCAGCATCCTCCCCTTATTCATCTGCTAATACGATTGCTGTAGACGGGGCAATCGTAATTGTCATCTCTACAACCTCATTTGTACCGGCACCTTTAACGAAAGCAGATACATAACCTTTACACTCATACTTTCCATCGGATCCAGTAGGTGTCACGGTGTCTCCTGCTTCGGTACCGCCAAACCACACCGCAAACTCTTTTTCAGTACCTTCCAGAGCTTTTACCTTTTTGTAATCGTCCAAGGTATAATTTGCTGTGAACTCAAGAGAATCCGCAGATTCAATACCCGGGATGTAGGTCTGTGCTCTATCGGATAAACTGGTTTTCTCCAGCATTTCCGGAGCACCGCCGAGATCTGGAAAATCTTTAATATCCACCAATTTTTCATAATTGGAAGAACTTTTCACCATCAAAAATGTTTTATAAGTATTGATAGCCATGCTCATTTACCTCCTGTAAATAGTTTTGTTTTTTGAAACAATCGCTCGATATCGAGCAACCATCCTATATACCGTCGCATCTTCCTCATTGGGGACAGGATTCATAAGGGTTCGTGTGAATCCAAGTGCTCCCATTTTGGAATCAATGAGTGCCATAATTGCTTTACATTCTGCTTTTTTGCCACTCATTTTGTTGGAATACACATTTACTTCGTAAAGCACCTGTGCATGATTTTCGAGATTTCCAGAATCCCGGCTGTTTCGATAAACTTGATTGTCAGACTCAATGAGTGAAACACACGGGAAAGAAGGAGGTGACTTGACATATTCACCGGTCATGTAGATTTTCGGGTATTTCTTTCGTACCTCTACCGATACGATACTGAACACCTCTGTCTCAATATCAATCACCCGAATACCTCCTTTGCAATCGACTGAATATCATTACATACCGTGGAAACAGCAAGAGCCATCGGCATCCGAGCCGGTGTACCATGGGTGAGCTTCAATTTACCGTTTTCGTAATATCCCCACACCTCTTTTTTACCGTTCCCTTTTCCAAATCCACCGATAGTCATTCCAAGCTCGCTACCATGCGGGTGAGGGGAAGATCCGGCAGATCCGTTATGGTAAACACCTGCACCAAACTCGATCCACACTGCATCCTCTCCGCTCGCAACAACGACTGTGATTGACCCTCGATTATCCACGGATACATCAACTTGCGCGGTTCTCTGATCGTCGCGGATCAGATCTTCCACTATTGCACCGTTGAAGCCATTTCTGGCTTCATCAGCCAACCTCTCAGCAACCTTCTCTCGAAGAAGCTCCGCTTTTTGATGAATTTCCTGTTTGTAATCGGATAGCTCTTTTATCGCCCGGTCGATTTCTTTCACAGACAATCCAAATGAGATAACTTTTC